GCCCATGTGCTCAGTGATCTGAATGCACTCAATTCCGGATGGGTGACCCGTGTAGTGCGGCGGGTGATTGACCATATCCGAGGTGGGCAAAGAGGTGGGCACATTGGCCTCAATAGGTGGGCAATCTTTGTAATGTGCGCCGTCATTGCCATTCTGACCGATTATGTCCATGCGACGATCCTCCGGGTGATAACACTCCCCACTACAATCACCAACTGGATATGAGCAGGTCGAAACGCCACAAATCTTAAAGGGCTTCACAGTCAATCTCTCCTTCCCGGTATTCCGGCCAGAGCCCTTTCTCAACCATCTCGCAATACTGGTCCTGCTGACCTTTCTCATCTTCAACGTCCATTGAGCCAATCAAGCCGAGAATCAAAGCAAAGATCACAGCCATGATAAGTTTTTGTTTTGTGTCGTTCATTTGCGCGGTCCTAACGTGTTGCGTATATGCATAAGTTAAGCGCAACTTAACACAGTGTCAAGGTTTCAGTGCATCTAAAAGCGCATTTTGTTGCGCGTCTTTTTGCCCCAACACTGCCATGACGCGCTCGTCGATGCATCCCGAGGCGACCAGATGCACGATCCGCACCGGGCGCGTCTGGCCCTGGCGGTGTAGGCGAGCGTTAAACTGCTGGTACAACTCTAAGCTCCAGCTCAGGCCGAACCAGACGCAGAGGGCACCTCCATCTTGGAGGTTAAGGCCGTGACCAGCACTGGCGGGATGCGCGAGCAACATACGGATTTCGCCGGCGTTCCAGCGGGCGATCGTGGACGGCTCCTTATCCAGCACCACAGCATCCGGGAAGCGCTCGCGTATGCGGGCGAGGTCGGACTTGTAGTTGTAGGCCACTAGCACTGTCTCGCCGGGGTTGTCGTCGATGATCTCGGCCAGCGCGTCGAGCTTGGCGGCGTGGAGTGCCGACCAGTTGCCCTTATCGTCTGTGTACGTCGCGCCGTTGCACCATTGGAGCAGTTTGTTCGCCAGTACTGCCGCGCTGCTCGCCTCGATCTCCTGCCCGTCTGGCAGTTCGGCCAGCAACGTGCGCTCAAAATCCAAGTACGCCTTCAGCACTGCTGGCGGCAGGTAGACTGGCTCGACCAGATCAATGCGCTCGGGCAGCTCTAGGTAGTCGCTGGCAGCCATGCTGATCCATGAGTCGGCAAGTAGGGCGTGGATTTTCTCGGCGGCTCCAGCCTTGGGCGTGTGTTTGTAGCCCATAAAGTCAGCATCGAAAAAGCGCTGCTTATACGCGGTGAAGGTCTTGCCCAGCGCTGCGCCTTGGTCAATCAGGTACTGCTGTGCCCACAAGTCGAGCAGGCTGTTGGGGGCTGGCGTGCCGGTGAGCAGCACCATATAGTCGGTCATCGGCAGCACGCGGCGCAGGGCCTTCCAGCGCTGGGCGGCCTGCGACTTGAAACTACTCGACTCGTCAATAATGACGGCATCGAAAGGCCAACTTTTGGCGTAATGCTCAACCAGCCAGGGCACGTTCTCGCGATTGATGACGTACACGTCGGCTGTCTTTTGCAGAGCCGTCAGGCGCTGGCGCTCGGTGCCAGTGCAGACCACTACCTTGAGGCGTCGTAGGTGCGCCCACTTGCGAGTTTCTTGCGCCCAGACGCTGTTTGCCACGCGCAGCGGAGCGATGACCAGCACGCGATCCACCATGCAGCCGTCAAGCAAGTCGGCCGTGGCCGTGAGCGTCGAGACGGACTTGCCGAGACCCATCTCCAGCGCGAGGCCACAGCGGCGTCGGGCCTTGATGAAGTCCACTGTTCGGCGCTGGTACTCGTGCAGATCACTCTGGGAAAGCATCGACAGCCTCCAGTGAGTCAATGACCCGAACGTCGCAACCCAGCGCTCGGCGGCGCTCGTGGTCGCGCTGCTGGTTCTCGGTCGGCTTCGCGCCTGGAGCTTTCAGCTCGACGAAGATCACACGGCCACCGGGAAGCGTCACGATGCGATCTGGGACGCTGCGCTTGTTTGGACTTGTGAACTTCTCGGCCATGCCGCCGAGGATTTTCACGCGCTTAACCAGCGCGGCTTCGATGTGCTTTTCTAACATTCCAGATCAACCCACTAATGACACGGCTAACGGTGGCCTCAGACACTTGGAACTTCTGAGCGATTTCCTTGCGCTTCAACTGGCGAGAAAAGAACAAGGCGCGAATTTCCTCGGCCTTTTCGTGGTTCATGTGCCGGTACTTGCTCATTGGCTTACGCATATCCGACCTCCTGTAGCAGCTCCTGCGCGGCTTTGATATAGACCGCATGGTTTACGTCATTAGGGAAGCCGCACAGCTCCATGGCCGGCCTCGCGCCGCCAGAGTTAGGCACGCGGTTGGAGTTCGTTGCGTAATGGATGCACTCGTCTGGCGAAACAGCCGTCGAGTGGTAGAACCTAACAGCCTTACCCAGGCGCTCATGTCTCCACACCGCGCCGCCTTGCACGCGCCGGATCGTCACAAACTGGCTGAGGTCGGTGCAGCCGTGGATCGTGTCCTCGATGGGCGTACCCTTGGCGATGTGCTGCGCCACGGCGGTGTAGATGATCTGGCCGTCTGGGTTTTTGGCGAGGCTGGCGGGCGCGAAGATGCCTTTACCCTTGATCTTGCCGTCAGTGCGGACGGCGACATAGTTGTTCACGTCGCGGCTGGCGATGACGCTGTACGCTGTGCGTTCCAACTGGTAGCTGGTGTCCAGCATCCAATCGAACGTGATCTCGTCTACCGCGTCAAATTGCGTCTCGCTGTGGTAGACAACGATGCCATCAGTGTTGGCGCTCACGACCCGCACGCCTGCGGCCTCCAGCCGTTCGATCAGCATGAGCAGCGCGAGCTGGCCGGTGATCGTCGTCTGGATCAGCAGCTCGGGCGCGTAGAGCGTCGAGTATTTGCTGCCAAACTTGCCGAAGGAGCCGTTCAGGGTGATCTTGAGCGTGTCGGCCGTGACTTTATCGCCGGAGCGCTTGGCTTCCAAGCGGCGACGGATCAGGGACTGGTACAGCGTCAGGAACGGCTTGCCGAAGGCGTTGGGCGCGAGCTGCTGTTGCATGATGATCGAGGGATAGTAAGAGGCCACGTCATAGTCGGCCAGCACCATGCCGCCATCGGCCCGGATGCACTGACGCTGCTCGCAGGAGTGCAGGCCACCGATGCCCATTTGGTACTCGGCCTGTCCGATCTTGATGCGCGACTCTTTCAGCCAGGCCGGCATCTGGACGGAGCCGTTCGGCCCAAGCTGCCAGCGCTCGGCCAGCAGGCGGTCAAAGCGCTCCTGTAAGTCCTGCGTCTGGAACGTGATAATCTTCGGATCGCGGTACTTAAAGGCAAAGCCGTCCTTGACCTCGGGCTTGCGATACTCCTTGCCGGTGATCTTTTGCAGCTCGTGCGTGATCAGCTTCTCGGCAATCTGTGCGTCCGAGAGACTGCGAAAGTCCATACCGTACTGCGCGCCCATGTCCACGCGCAGGTCGATCTGCGGCTTCAGCGCCTTGTAGAGCAAGTGCGTGGTGTGCAGGTCATTCTCGCAGTATTCGCGCACCACGCGGCGCTCGTCGGGCTTGATGCTGGCGTCTGGCTCAATCGGCAAGTCCTGCATCTTCGGCGCGTTCAGTCTGCCGCCGTAGATTTTGAGGCTCGATTGCCCAGGCGCAACTTCGATCAGGTCGATGTGGTCCCAGTCTGGCACGCGAAGCTCATAAGCCTTGAGGATGCGCCAGATCGACTCGGTGGACTTGATGATTGTGTCAGCCAGCTTCTTTAGCTGCGCCACGCTGTAACTGTGCGGCTTCAACGCTGCGGCAATCAGCGGCAGGTCGAAGTGGTTGCCGTTAAAGCTCATGGTGACGTACTCGGTCATGAGCGTATGGAGGCGGCGCTTGTTGATCGGCTGGCCGTCGAAGGCCTCGATGTGGGTGATCTTGCCTGTCTCGATATTGAGCGCGGAGACAAGAAAATAGTCCGAGTAAATCTCGGTGTCGATGATGATCATGAGGGGTAGCCTCTAGGTGATGTAAAAAGGGCCGGAGTGACCGGCCCTTTGATTTTAGAACGTGTCGTCTTCGCTGTCGCCAAACGCATCGAACTCGTCGACGCTTGTACCACCATCACCGAACGGCTCGCCGTCACGAACGAACTGCACACCATCCAGCTGGGCATTGATTCGCTTACCGTACTGGTTGTTCTGAGCCCACAACGTAATGATGCCGTTGACGTAGCAACCCGCATAGACGACGTTATCGTCATCAGTCAGCGGCGTCTTGTCGCGATTGATGACGAGCGGGCGCTTTTTCGTGCTGGCCTTGATCGTCATCTTGCCGCGATACTCTGGACGGTCCATCTCGTCACCGTCTTTCAGGCACAACTTGTCGCTCGCGACTTTGCCTTTAAGCTCGTCTTTCTGGAGCTTGGCAATTGCCGCTTCGATTTCACTGATGGCTTTAGCGTGTTCTTTCTTATCCAGAATGAACGTGGCTTCGTATTTGCCGGTGGATTCGCCACCGAATGAGGCCATAGTGAACAAGGATGGGAACGAGAGGCGAGCAGAGGGGATTTTGATTTTCATCGTTTTTACCTTTTTGCGTTTTGGTTGAGCCGTTGCCGGCGTGTTAAGTATAAGTTACTGATCGAAACTGTCAAACATATCCAATGGATATTTCGGGAACCACGGTCGAGGGTCATCCAGTGGGGCGATTGTCGGTTTACCAAGAGGCTTCTCTACAAGATCGGCAATCTCAGCAACACGTTTCTTGCCCAGCGTTTTTTCAGCCTTAGCGACCGAAAGCAATTTACGTTCAAAAGCATCATCACCCAGCAGCGACGCCAGACGCTTTTCGGCTTCTGCTTCACTCCGCCACTGTCGCAGACTGCGACCTTCGACGAGCTTGTGCCCTGCGAACGCTTCCGACGGATCATTGAAGAGAACGCTACTGATGTGATCCTCAACGGCATCGAGCCACGAGACGATGAGCTTTTTCGCGCTCATAGCCTTTTGCAGTTGTGCTTGGCTGAGCCGATCAGGGTTTTTGGTGTTCATGGAGTCGAGGTCCGTCATGAGCACATCCTCGGTCAGCTTATTGAGCGCTGGGCAGGTTGCTTTCGCTTTGCACCACTGGCACTGCTTCTCACCAGGCACCCGCTCGGCGTCAGGTGACAGAGCAATCTCGGCACGTTCCTTTATCCACTTGCCAAGCTCCAGCAGCTCATCGCGGCTCACTGTGTAAGTGTCGATGTGATCAAGTCGAGGCTGCACGATGTGGAATCGGAAGGTGTGCGTC